TTTGGCTAGCATGGCACTCAGAATCTCGTACTGGTTCTACTAAGAAAGATTTTGATAACTGGCTAGACGATATCGAGGGTGTAACAGCTAGCGAGATCGACCCAAAATAAAGCCGCTCGGTGACTCGAGCGAGCACTGGATGATTGCATACCTGGCTGTAGAAACAGGTATCGCACCATCATTATTATTACAAGAAACTGATCGTATGCTTTATACGATGTCCATGTATCTGCGATGGCGTGCGTCTGAGTCTAATAAGAAGCAGAGGTAATTATGGGGATAAAGATTGAGTCACCTGTAGTCGTTGGTGTGCAGGAAGTGTTAGCTGAACTGCGCATGATGGAACCTGACTTATATAAACAGGCACGTAAAGACATGATCACAACTATTAGACCTATGACTGAGGCTATTAAAGGTCACATCAGAGGTGAAGTTATAGGTAATCTTCCGAGTGGATTTAATCGTGGGAGATTAGGCCCATCACTTAGAAGCATCAGAGTTAATGCTCGTATATCTGCACGTAAGCGTAAAGGGTTATCGACTTTAGCATCTGTGCGTACTACATCTGCTGCGATAGAGATAGCTGATATGGCTGGTAGGAAGAATCCATCTGGTAGATCAGCGTCAGGTGCTGCACTTATAGAATTTCTAAATTTCAGATTTGGTAGACGACCATCTAGGTTTATATGGCCTGTAGCTGAGCAGTATATAGATGAGGTAACTGTAGGTCTGAAGCGTTCTATCGCTAAGTATTCTTCTGGGGCTAATCAGCGACTAGAGATAAAATCAAACGCTAAATCGTCTGACTATCGCATTCTTGACTAGACTATCGCTAGTCGTTTTAGTGGTTTAGACTTAACTCACTATGGCAATTATTATTCCGATTCTGTCCCAGTGGAACCCTGTTGGACTTAATAAAGCGATGTCTGATATCAGACGTGCTGAGGGTGGATTTAATAAATTCAAGGCTGGTATTAAATCTCTAGCTGTTCCAGCAGCAGCGACATTTGCAGCGATAACAGCTGGTGCATTTTCTACAATTAAAGCGGCTGAGGAAGCCCAGGTCGCTAATAGACGACTCGCTAACGTTCTGAAACAAATGGGTTACGCTAATGCGACCAATCGAGTCTTAGATTACGCAGATGCCCTATCGACTCAGATAGGTAAAGAAGATGAGTCTATTAAGTTAGTCCAGGCAAAATTAGCAACATTCAAAAATCTTACAAAAACTATAGATCAAACTAATGGTGCGTTCGATAGAGCCACACGTGCAGCATTTGACTTAGCAGCAGCAGGATTCGGTGAGGCTGAGCAGTCAGCGACACAATTAGGTAAAGCGTTACAGGACCCGATTAAAGGTATCACTGCACTCGCTAGATCTGGTGTGACATTTACAAATGCTGAAAAGGAAAAGATTAAGGCTCTAGTCGAGTCAGGGAAATTATTAGAGGCTCAGGATGTGCTATTAAAAGCCATTGAGACTCAGGTCGGTGGTACAGCTGAGGCTACAGCCACAGCATCAGAGAAGATGAAAATCAGATTCGGTGAAATGAAAGAGGCTCTTGGTCAGCAGTTATTACCAGCATTCGAGCGTCTAGCACCTATCGTGGAGAAAATCTTTAACTTTATAGCTGACAACTCAGATGTATTCGTAACACTGACAGCAGTCATAGCAGGAACCACAGCAGCAGTCATCGCACTAAATATTGCTCTAGCACTTAACCCATTCACATATATCGTGTTAGGTATAGGTGCTGCTATTGCACTGATAGCCCTAGCCATTATGCGATTCGAGTATCTGAAACTGACTGTATTTAATATCGCTGCAGGTATCGGTCAAATCTTCGTCTACACATTTAACGTAGTCGCTGATGCTCTTACCAGGTTAGTTAATGAGTTCGTACGTACATATAACAGATATTTATTGCCAGCGATTAAAACATTTAAGAAAGATGCACAGGCTTTAGCTGAGGTCGATTTCACTAAACCATTTGATTCTGCTAATGCTGCTATAGATAAGTTCGGTGCTGCTAATCGTAAAACTAGGTCAGAACTTAATTACAATATAGATGCTGTGGGTGCAGTCACTGACGCTATCGGATCTCTGACACCTGCCCTAGATGATTTGACTAATGAATACGATAAGACTGCAGACTCAGCTGACAAGGTTACTGAGGCTATGAAAGCGCAGAAGAAAGCAGCGCAGGATGCTGCTAAGGCTATTGTCGATGACTTAGAGAAATCATTACAAAGTGCTGAGTCACAGCTGGATTCTGTAAAGAATAAATTTGATAATTTGAAAGACACCATATCTGGGTCAGTTACTGATGTAATCGACTTCGGTGGTGCATTGGAGTCAGGTAATTTCGTGCAGGGTCTGGTCAGTCAGGCTAATGCTGCTAAGACATTCGCTGACAAAGTTAAACAGCTCATCCAGTTAGGACTATCTGAGCGTGGTATTAGACAGGTATTAGACGCAGGCTTCGAGTCAGGCACGTTAATTGCAGATCAAATCATCTTGGGTGGTAGCACAGTCGTACAGCAGATAAATGAACTAGTTGCATCTGTCGCTGCTGTAGCTGATGAGGTAGGAATACAGGGAGCACAGAATTTCTATCAGGCTGGTGTAGATAGCGCACAGGCATTAGTTAATGGAATCCTGTCCCAATTATCAGCAGCACAGGCAGCATATAAAGCATTAACAGATGTAACAGGTACTACACCGTCTGCTACAGATATTGCACCATCAGGTAAAGGCAATACACCTGGGCCTAAACCAAAATTAGATACATCCAAATTAACAACTAGCGCAGTTTCTAAGATTGCATCTCAGTTAGGTGGCAGGTCTGATGCTGCTGCTAGATCATATACAGCATTAGCGCAGGCGTATGGAATCACTAAGTTTGCAAAAGGTGGCATTGTTACTCAACCGATGATGGGTATGGTCGGTGAGGCAGGCCCAGAAGCAATTATTCCTCTTAATAAAGCAGGTGGAGCATTAGGTAACACTTACAACATTACAGTTAATGCTGGTCTGGGAACTGATGGTGCATCTGTAGGCAGAGTTATTGTGGATGCCATTAAGAAATTTGAGAAAACCTCAGGCCCAGTCTTTGCGAGTGCCTAATGCCAGCACCCAGTACTAAAGTAGAAATCGGATTTGACTTATCAGCTTTAGGTGGACCGTTCTTTATATTAGATGATCCTGTCCAGGGAGTGCTAGATAATACGACCTACACATTAGGTGGAACATTATTTTATGATGTCTCAGATGATGTACTGAGTGTCAATGTCAATCGTGGTAAATCTAGACAGTTAGATAAGTTCACAGCTGGAAATGCTGCAGTCACTTTTATTAACCAGGACAGAGCATTCGATCCTCTCAACGCTTCCAGTCCTTATTTTGGTCAGATTATCCCTAGACGTACAGTAAGAATCACGACCAGTGGTTCAGCTGTATTTTATGGGTCAATAGATGACTGGAATCTCACATATGACGTATCAGGTTACTCGACAGCTGGTGCAGTTATCTCGGATGGTTTCACATATTTTGCACAGCAGGTACTGACAGCACACACAGCTACATCTCAGCTAACTGGTGCTCGTATTGCTGCAGTTTTGGACAGGTCAGAGATTAACTGGCCTGCATCGCTAAGAGATTTAGAGACAGGTGGGATGACATTACAGGCTGATGTGGTTAGTGATGGTACTAATGCTCTGGACTATCTCCAGTTGGTTAATTTCTCTGAGCCTGGTGCATTATTTATGGGTGCTGATGGGTCTATCGTTTTTAAGGATAGGACTGATGCCCCAGTTTCTACAGGGCTAGTCGCTTTCACAGATGATGGTACAGGTGTCCCATTTGTGGATGTGCAGGTCGTTTATGGGTCGGAACTTTTATACAACTTTATTCAGATTGAGCGTGCTAGTGGTGGTACAGCCACAGCCTCAGATTCTGATAGTCAGAACTCGTATGGGGTCGTAGCGTTAGTCCAATCGGGGCTTTTGATGAATACTGATGCTGATGCTCAAGATTTAGCTGATTATCTGCTAGGTAAGTACTCAGAGCCTGAGTATCGGTTCGAGTCTTTGACTGTAGCCTTAGAGGATTTATCGTCTGGTAATCAGACAGCAGTGCTATCACTGGAGATAGGTGACATAGCACAGATTAAGTTCACACCTAATCAAACTGGCACGCAGATAGACAAGTACGCAACTATCATTAGAATAGATCATGAGATAGTACCTATGTCTCACAGAATTACATACGGCTTCGAGACATTAGACTATGCGAGTTTAGTTCTAGATGACACAGTATTCGGACTACTAGACGATGGAAGGTTGAGTTTCTAAATGGGCTCAGGCTACAGAGTATTTACAGCTGGTGAAGTTTTAAGTGCATCGAATGTGCAGAATTATTTGCAAGATCAAGCAGTAATGGTATTCGGTGGTACTGCTGCACGATCATCTGCTATCGGTACAGCTAACTTCGAAGAGGGAATGCTTACATATTTAACTGATGTCGATAAGTTACAGGTTTATACAGGTGCAACATTCGCTGATGTATATCCTGCTGCTGCTACTAATCAAGGCCTAACTTTAATAAATACAACTAGTTTTAGTGGAGTATCTAGTCAATCTGTTTCAGATGTTTTTAGTTCAACTTATGATAATTATTTAATTGAATTAGAAAACACAAATTCTAACTCAGTTGTTTTGCGTTTTAGATTTAAGACTGCGTCAGATGATACAGCAGCAAATTATGCTTTTCAACACTTAAACGCAAACGGAACTTCAGTAACAGCAACAAGAAGTTTATCTCAAACATACATAGAACTTTATGCAAATGCTTCTAGTGCGCAATCAACTGGAACTTTTATTGTCCGTAATCCAAACAAAGCAAAAGCAACGCACATCAGCGCACAAACTGTTATTTATGGTGATTATTACGCAGGCGCTTTTTTTAATTTAACATCAACACAATATACAGGATTTAGTATCTTCCCTGCTACAAATACCACATCTGGCACAGTTTCCGTCTATGGATTTAATAAGTGAGGAATAAATAATGGCAACTGAAAAAATTATCATTGGTGTAGATGACCAAGTTATTGAACTAACTGGTCAAGCAAAAACAGATTTTATTGCACAACGCGAAGCCGACAATGTCCAATCTCAATTACGTGAAGCCGAGCAGTTAGCAAAACAAGAATTAAGAACCAACGCAATCACAAAACTTGGTCAAGCATCTGGATTAACACCAGAAGAAATAAATGCAATTTTAGGTTTATAGTTTGATGTAACCATTCCTGCGCTCTAGTAGCAGGAGATAAAATGCGTTACAAATTAATTGCATTAACAACAACTTGCGCTCTGACAGCAACACCAGCATTAGCATTCACAGAACCATTTCCAGGATCATACAGAGAAACACGCGACATAACTTGCCCTGCACAATACCCAATCAAAACAGGTGAGGGTGTAATGGGTGGTGGGTACATAACAACCTGCTGGACACAACAAGCCTGGAATCTACAAATGGCAGGTGGGGATGATTGGACAGCGTGGCTTAACGGCACATACACGCCAGCACCAACACCAACACCAACAATCACAGTTACAGCAGCACCAATAATTCAAGAAAGAGTTGTTGAACGTGTTGTATCCGGTGGCACTGAGATTGTGGTGAGAGAGGTTTTACCTCCAGCACCAGATCTGTCCAGTATGAAAAGAGTCAGAGCAGAAATTAAAAGACTCAAGAGTGAAATAAATAAGTTGGAAAGAAAACTGCGTAAATTAAAGAAACAAGAAAAGTAACTGATGAGTGATGAGCAGCCTTGGTTCACAGTTCCTGAAATATTAGACGCATACCATAAACGTTTTATTGTTTTAGGGCATAAGAAACAACTTTGGTTAACTGATAAACATTTGATTAACCGATTAAATAGGTTTGCTCATCCTCAGTTTGCAACCACAGCAGACCTTGAAAACGCTGTGATGATGTCCCCAGCGCAATCCACACGCAAGGGAAATATTAATCGTTACAAGATGATTTATCGTCATCTGATGTATTTGAAACTTATTCCTGAAATGGATTCTCCTGCTGAGAAGTTGCCAAAACTTCGTAAACCAAAATCTATGCCAAGGCCTTTCACCCAGAATGAGGTTTCAATAATTATGAAAGAAGCCAAAGAACCTCAAAGACATTGGTTTATGTTGTCCTGTTTTGCAGGGTTTAGGGCTGCTGAGATTGCTCTTTGTTCTGGTGCAGATTTAGAGGAGGTGGGGGATGGTTTTATGATCCGTATCCCTAAAGGTAAGGGCGACACTAATTTGGCACTGCCAGCGCATCCAGTCATTGTTGAAATGATTAAGTCGTATAACACTCTTGGAAGATTGTGGCCAACGATGCAACCTCATTCTTTATCTGTTGCAGCCTGTAAAGAGTTAAGACGTTTAGGTATAAATAAAAAACTTCATTCAGGCAGACACTATTTTGCAACCAGTGCGTACGCTGTTTCGAATGGCGATATTTTGGCTGTCTCAAAACTTATGCGTCACGCTTCACCAGCAACAACAGCGATTTATGCAGAGTTAGCCTCACCTGTTGCAAAGGCTGTGGTAAACGCTTTACAGACTCCTGGGATAGAATAAAACAAACGACCTGCGCACAAACATTGAAAGGTCGCTTGTGAATATTAAAATCGTTAAAGATGTTCTTTTAAGATCATTTGCTTTATTTTTAGTTACTGCTCTTCCAGCAATCGGTGCTGGTTCCTTTATAGGTGTTGAGCCTGTTAACTCTGCAGTCATAGCCGGAGCGCTCGCTGTTTCACGTGTCATCACAGATTTAGCAAAAGCATTCTTAGATGATGGAAAGTTAACTCAAGAAGAAGTTGACGCAATATTTAAGAAAGCAAACAAGAAAGAAGAAACCAAGTAAATGGGTTTGCCAATTAAAAATGGAAAGATTACAACTGTTTATAAGAAGAAAGGCAAGATGTGGTCAAAGGGTTATCACACTGGTGTGGACTTTGCCATACCTACAGGTACTGACATCATCGCTGTTGCTGATGGCAAAGTTGCTAACGCTAACTGGGGTAAATCCTATGGAACACAAATTGTACAAAAGGTTGCTGGACAAGACACTTGGGTTATTTACGCACATTTATCTAAATCCCTTGTCAAGGCTGGCGATGAAATCAAAAAAGGCCAACACATAGGAGAATCAGGTAACACTGGTAATTCTTCTGGTCCTCATTTGCATTTTGAAGCAAGGAATAATATTCGTTGGTCTGCTGGTCAAGATGTCGATCCTAAAGGAATATTGGAAGCCTAATTGACCAAGCGCAAGAAACTGCGCTTAATTTTGTCTGTCATTATGCTTGGTCTTATTGTCATTTCACCAAGTTTTGCTGACGAACAAATAATTGAATTGTCACCTGAAGTTCCTTATGTTGATCTTCCAATTGAAGCCACAGCACCGACACAGATAACAATTCAAACAACAACTGGTACACCTAATGATGTTGGTTTTATTGATTCTTGGGTTGAACTTTGGCAAGATATGACAAGGATTGCTTTCAATGATGATGGCGCACACTCTGGAACAAATGTGCTGGCATCTTATTTATCTTTACCTTTAGATGCAGGTTTTTATTTTATTCGCGCAACTTCTTACGCTTACGCTTGTTGTAATTCTTTGCCTACTGGTTCTTATGTTTTAACTTGGGATGGTGTCACAACTGTTCAGACAACACCAACACCAACACCAGAACCGACACCAACAGAAACAGAAACCCAAACACCTAGCCCTCAACCAACCATAGAACCAACAGAACAGCCGTCACCAGAACCCACTGCCACCGATTCATCTACACCAACACCAACCCCATCGCAAGAACCAACGCAAGAACCAACAGGAAATAATTCCAATAATTTAAATAACGAAATTCAGTCAACTCCGATCCCAGAAGAAACCCTAGAACCGACAGAGACAGCAATCCCAGAATCAGAAACAGTTGAACAAATTGTTGAACCAGAAACAAATGAAACTCCAATTGCAGAACCTGAATTAAGTGTAGAGGAACTTCAAGAACAAATAAATGCTGAATATATTGAGGAAAACACGATAGAATTACAATTACCCACTGCGCTGGAAAATATTCCAGGTGCTGCACAAGTCGCTGAGGTTGCTGAAGCAATTTTAAATGTGGGGTCTGATATGACAGAAGAACAACGTGAAGAAGCACAATCTGTTATTGTTGCTGCCGTTGTTTTAACTCAAATCAGTCAAATGGCAAGTGTTAATGCAAGTTACAGAAGGAACAAATAATGGAATGGTTTAAAAAATATCTGATTGCTTTTGCATCAGATACTTGGACTTATGTTGGCTTACTTATTGCTTTCTTCACTTTAGAGGGTTCTGCTAAAGTCATCACAGGTTATTTAATTCTAGGTGGGCTAATCATTTGGTTGGTTTCGTTGCCTTGGAGAGATGATTCGTAAATGTGGATTTTAACTGCAGGACAATATGCTGCTGCTATTTCAGCAATTTTGGCTTTAATTGGAATAATTGTGCAATACGGCATTTTGAAGCCAATTAAGTCATACATTGATAAGGCCACCTACCCAATTGCCCCTCACGCTAATGGGGGTAAAAGCCTTCCTGATGCCATTGCAGGTATTGCCCGAATTGAGGCCAAAATGTGTGATTTAGATGATCGTGTGGCGCGCCTAGAGAATAGACGTCTGCCAAAGTCCTAAATTGTCTGCCTAACGAGGTATGTTGTTATACGCCACGAGAGAGAGGACTTTAATGGCATCTATAAATATCGAGGATTTACAAAGAGAAGCAGATTTAGCAGATTTCGATTGCTCATTCTGTATGGCTTCAACCTGTGATTGCTATGACTTAGTGGGTGATCCTGATGGGGTTTGATTTATCGCAGTACGAAACTGTGGATGAGCGTTTGCATAAATGGTTTGAAAAGTATCCAAATGCGCGTGTATACACAGAACTTATTTCATGGTCTGACACACAATTCATCGTTAAAGCCATGATCTATAAGAATGCTGATGACTTGAACCCAATCGCAACAGGTTATGCAGAGGAACGTGTTGGTTCTTCAATGGTGAATAAATCTTCTGCGCTTGAGAACTGTGAAACTTCGGCTCTTGGAAGAGCCTTAAGTAACGCAGCAGTTTCAGCGAAAGGTAGAAGACCAAGTTTAACTGAGATGACCAAATCAGAAAGAGTCACTGGTGAATCCAGTCATATTGGTGGACAACCTTTTGGTTTGGCTGCAAGTGAAAAGCAAGTTGCGTTTGTGAAAACAATTTGCACTGATGCTTTCACAAACACTGGTTGGTTAAACAACCCTGAAGGTTTATTGCACGTCACAGAATGGGTGGGCAATAAAAGACACATCACATCGTTTAGTGATTTATCAAAGCGTGAGGCTTCGAAAATTATTAACGACAAGATGGGAACAACTCAAGGTGTCACGAGCCTAGAGAAGTTCTTGCAATCAAAACAACCTGCTGATCGTGATCCTTGGGAAACACCTACGGATTAAGAACGAAGGGCTTTGAATGTTAGAAGCACTCCTTTTGGCTCTGTTTGGAGTTCCAACAGAACCTGTTGTTTCAGATAGAGCCGAAGTGGTGGTTCACGCTTCTAGATCGCGTGATTTTGTCCACTATGCAAAAGTAAAGATTCAAAACGTACAAGAGTTTAAATGTTTTGATGAATTGATGCAAAGAGAGTCTAGTTGGAGAACACGAAAGAATCCTCAACTTGCTGATAATCCTAAATCCAGCGCTTATGGAATCCCCCAGGCTTTACCTGGACACAAAATGGCAACAGCCGGACATGACTGGGCCACAAATCCGATCACACAAATCAAATGGGTGATTGATTATTATTTACCTGAGCGATACCAAGGAAGCCCTTGTAAGGCTTTGGCTCATCACGATAGGAAGGGGTGGTATTAATGATGGATTTTATTTTGATGCTTTTCTTCGCAGGCATGATGTCTGCTTTTTTATTTGTTTTCATAGTGATTGCGCTTTATTCTCTGTGGGCAACAATTAAAGACGATAAAGTGCCAAATGAACCAGAACATGAACCAAAGATTAGGTAAGATAAAGTTACCTGCGAGAGGGGCAATGTGAGTTTAAAAGAGGCTTTAAGTAATGAAAAGATTTTAAGAAGTAATGTTTGCACTGTTGAAACACTTTTAATTAAATTATCCAAAGAAGATGCTGATGCTTTGAAACAAGCCTTGATTGATCCAACTATTCCCTCAACTTTTATTGCTAGGGCTTTAAAAAAAGAAGGCTTTGATGTTCAGGGCCAAAGTTTGAACAGACACCGAAGAGGAGAATGTCGCTGTGGCTCTTAACGAATCTTTAAACGATGAACTGAACGAGCAAGAATTAAACAAACAAAAGAAACCTTATGCAGAGATTGGTTTAGATGGTGGAGAAATCTTCACCGGAACTTTAGATTCACCAATATCTGATGATTGGTCACCAATACTTCGCTCCTTTGGTTTAGACCCTGACGTGTTTGAAGTTGTGGGTGATCAAGTCAAAATGTCAAAGTGGCAACAATCAAAAAGAACCGAGTCGGGTGACAGAGATATTGTGTGGCTGTATTCGTACAAGGCTGTGTTTAGAAGAAAACTTGGTCCAACTGTTAACCCAGAAGATGTACAAAACTTAAGAAAACTTGTACAAACTTGGAAACCATCAAAACCTGTTATTAAAGAAACAAAGGAACCAGCGACTTCATTCGTTGTTAACTGGGCCGATTGGCAGTTATATAAATCTCAAGGTGGTGGAGTTGATGCAACTATTCAACGTGTTCTTGAATCGTTTGACAAGACTGTTGCAAGATTTAAAGAACTTCAAAAGGCTGGAAGAAACATTGAACAAATTGTTTTAACCAACATGGGTGATCCAATTGAGGGCTGCACAGGTCATTATGCTTCACAAGAATTCAGTGTGCAAGGAACACAACGCCAGCAACTTCTTTTGGCGTTGGACCTTTGGTCTTTAGGTGTGAGGACTCTGGCGAGCCTTGCACCTAAAGCCATCTTCATTTCAACTTTAAGTAATCATGGTGAGTGGCAGAGAAGAAATGGTAAACAGTTTACAACCGATTCGGATTCTGCTGACGGCTTCTTGGCTGACACTTTAAAACGAATCTTTGAAGGCACAGATTTTATTAACGACTGGGTTATTCCACATGATGAAATGTGTGTTCAAAAAGAACTTAGTGGTGTTCCTGTTGCTTTCACGCATGGTCATAAGATGACTGGAAAAGAAATTGACTGGTTGCGTGGTCAATCAATAAAACTATTACGAGATTATGGCAAAGAACCAAAGTTATGGATAACTGCTCATAAACATCATGTCAAAGTTGACGATATGGGAATGTGGTGGCGTTTCCAATGTCCGTCACTTGATGGTGGTTCTAAGTGGTTTGAAGATTCTGCTGCAATGTGGTCAACGCCAGGAACTCTAACTTTTCTTGTTGGTTTGCATGATAAGAACTTCTGGTCAGATATGGCTGTTTTATGACCAAGGAAGAATTAGCCAGAGCGATTGCTCACACGATTGCTAATGTTGAATCTAGGATTTTGAATATTGGTGCAGCGCAATATGATCAGGGAACCAGACAAAAGATTGAATCAAAATCCATTCCACAGGTTTTAGATGAGGCCCTGGAAGAAATAGATGACCTGTTGGCATATATTAGTTTTACAAGAATTCGGGTGGCGCGTCTGCGTGCGCGTCTATCCGAACATGATCCAGCCAATTAGGTCGCCTCTACCTATTGGCTGATGATGCGCACCCCTGGGTCTCCCTACCTAGGGGTTGCGCTTTTTAGGGCCTAATTTTGGCCTTATCTTGCCTTTATGGGCCTATTGCCCCCAGAAAGAATTATGCCCCACCTACTTGCTTTTGTATGACAAACCTATATTGTTATACATAAGGGCCAGGGAGGCCCGGCAAAAGGAAAGAGGCAAAAATGAAGAAATATCCAAAGATGGGTGCTTGCGACAGAAAACACTCAATCAATGTAATTCAAAAGAACATGAAAGAATACTTCGAACTGATGGAAGTCAACGCAGACGAAATAAAAGAATACATTTCAGAAAGAATGACCAGCGCAGTTAAAGAACCACAAGAAGCATGCGAATGGGCTGGATGTGATCAAGTATGAAGGTTGCTGAAGCAAGAAACTTATTGAGTGAAAATAACATCAAAAGTGTAGTACCGATAAGACATGGAAGTGGATTGATAAAGTTCATTATTCATGATCCAAATCGTAAACAAATGATTGAGCAATTGAAATTAATATTCCCAGAAATAATTACAGATGAGTCTATGGGAATGACAAACCTCTACCACAAATAAAGAAAGGAAACAATGGAAACAAAAGATGAAAAGTTAAACCTGCTAAGAAATCTTGCTAAAGAGATTTGGCATGATCTTTCAACAGAAGCACTGGTTGGGATTCTCTCAACTTTGATAACGGAAGAACAATTAGATGCTCTAATTGAACACTTAAAACAGGAAGCAGAAGATGTCAAAGGAAACGAATAAAGAAAACATGATTGCTCTGAGATTAAACAATGAGCAAATGTTAGAAGTTAAAAGATGGGCAAGCCAACACAACGCCAGCGTTTCTGAAGTTATCAGAATCGCTATTGAGATGATGACAGGAGCAAAAAGATGAACGCTGATTATAAGAAAAGGAAAGCAGCAGAAACACTTGTTAAATATTCGTGGATGAGAGACCATGATGGTTTCAAAGGCACTGATTGTGAAATAGGTGTTATTGATTGGGAAACAATAAACAAACAAGAATTCACTTTTGAAGAGCAAGTTCTTGTTGAGGTGTTTAAATTCTTGCTTGGAATAGAATCAAATGCTTCTCTTGATGATCTGCTGGCTTTGACACCGGTTGATCGCCAAGCAGCAGTTATGGCTATTCAAGCAAAGTTCTCCTTGAATGATTTAGAAGAGAACTTGGTTTAAATATGGAATGTCCACATGGGGAACCAAGAGGTGAAATGTATTGTCCTTTCTGTAGACGTGAAAAGGGAATTGTTTTTAAACCAAAGAAATCTGTGGAGTCTAATAGTGTCAGGGTGGGTAGAAACCATCCTGATACTTCGCAACGGGCTGCACAGAAAGCATTACCACGTTCTGGAACTAAGAAGAAAGTTATTTACGATTTGATTGTGGCTTCAGGAATGTTTGGAATGTGTGATCACGAAATTGAAAAGGCTTTAGGTTGGACTCATCAAACAGCATCAGCAAGTCGTAATACATTAATGAATGATGGTTGGGTTGTTGATTCTGGGCATAGGCGCGCCACTGATCAAGGCAATGATGCGATTGCCTGGATCGCTGTGCTATAACTTATGACTGGTGACAGAGGCCTTTCTCTGGCTCGACTGACCCTCGAGTAAATCTCCGTTAGATGGAGATGTGTTTTCTATTTGGTTTTAATAGACGAGCAGATCTATTCGTTACTCTGCGAGATTTGATAAGAACATTAATACGGGTTGCCTGATGTTGGTGGAGGCCTTTTCAGATCAGATGGCGCAATCGTGGCTGAAAGGCCACCCATCCGACTCCTTTCCCACACTGGGCCTGGAACTTGGGGATGGTGCATTATTGGCCATCCTCTGCCTTTTCTCCCTCCTGAACCTGAAAACTTTCGAACAGGTGTTCGGATGAAATTGTTACCAAATTGTAATATAAATGTCCGATTTAAAGTTGAGATGTATAACAGAAAGTGGGATGCTAGTTATGTGAGGTTGAGAGGCAACCGATCAGAAAGAGGAAAGGGAAAACATGAAACTGATACCTACAAAAGAGAAGGTTCAGATTAAATTATTTGTGTGGGCTGGAGATGAAATGATTCCTCACACTTCAAAGATGGCAGGAAAATGGGGATGGGATTTCGAATGTTCATGTGGATTTAAAAGTCAATCTGGTGGAGCAATCAAGGCTTGCATCAGAAGAGAAATTGAGGAACACAAGTTTTACGCTCACGATTACGAATACACAATTAGGGAGAGCAAATAATGAAAGAGTTAACTCAAGGTCAGAAAGCAAAGATCACAAAGTTCAGAAATAAAATAGACGCAGAATATGATGCAGCCTTACAACCATTTAGAGATGAGCATTATGGTTTCTGTGAAACTCTTTATCCTGCAAGAGATTCAGAAATAGCCAGGGCTGAAAAGATTATGAACGACATCATTGCTAGGGCTATAGAAGATTTCAGGATTGATAAAGAAATCATTATGAACAAGTTTGACAACAATCCTGAAGTGATCCGAACCGGTGAAAGGTTGGAAGAGGAAAGAGCAAAGCAATATCAGATATTGCAAAGCAAGTTAGATGCTTTCTATAAAGAAATGGGGATTCAAAAATGATGAAAGTTCAAGAGGCTGTGGAGTTGGCTTTGTGGCTTGCTGTGACTGCTGAGAAACCAAAAGATGTTCAGCGCTGTATTCAGATCGCTGAAGAACTATCCCAGCAGTTAACCAAAGCAGAAGTTGCTCAAGCGAAAGCAAATGTTGAAAAGAAGTTGGGAAACCACAATGATTGCTGATAATTATTTGGACCTTGGTTGGAGTGTGCTTCCGGTGCGCTCCAAAGCCAAGGAACCAGCAACGTGGCTAGTTAAACGAGGTCACCTTGATGCTTCTAATGATCCGTTTCAGGTTGCTGAGTGGTTTAAGAACGAGAAGTTAAATGTTGGGATTGCTTGTGAACTTTCAGGGCTGTTGGTTTTAGATTTTGATCACAGAAATATGACAGCAAAGTCTTGGGAGATAGCAAAAGAAGTGTGGTGTGAAACGATGGCTGTGATGACTGGTGATGGTGTTCATCTTTATTTCACAGCCCCACAAGGTTTAAATATGCCAGGCAAACTTGCTGATGGCATTGATATTAAATACAAGGGCTACGTTGTTGGCGCGCCAAGCATTCACCCTTCCGGCAAATCTTATGAATGGAATGGCAAACTACCTGTTGAGTATCCTGCTCAACTTATTAAAAAGAAAGAGGCAAAGCAATGAATATAACTAAGGATGGGGATTACATTATTATCCCGGTGCCAAAACGTGATCTGCAGAGCATGGCAAGGTTTATCGCTCACTCAATTGTGAATGAAGAGAACCCTTTCATGAAATTGTCACACGAAATCGTTTCCGGTGATTTATCAAAACAAGATGAGTATGTTGAGAAATATATTCAGGCTCTTGGTATTGAGAACTGGGTTTTAGTTTATTCCGGCCCAGAAGCCTTGGAACTTTGTGACGAGTTGGCTGACAAGATTTATGAAGAGAAACCACAAGTTCCAGGTTTGCTTTACAAGATTTGTGTTCACTGCCACAAATCCTACGCAGGGCAATGCGAATGCCCAGGATTCAAACGATCACAGTTAAAGGTGGTGAAATAAATGAGTGTTTACGATTATGTGGTATGGATGATTTATTTATTTCTTTTAACACTTCCTTGGACTATCCATAAACTTCCAGGGAGAAACAAATGATTACAAGAAAGAACGATGACGGATCACTCACTTTCATCTTTGAATCTTGGGATGAATTGTTAAACTCTGAACCAACTTGGGAACCTGATGCTGATCTGGCTGCCAAAGATAAACAAGACCAAAGAATATGGGGCTACTGATGGAAGCAATCATTGTCGTAATGCAGTTTGCAATCATCTGTTTATTGGTGAAACTTTTAAATAAATGAGCAAATCAAAACAAAAAGGAACCCTTGCTGAAACAGCGCTCGCTGATTATTTGAAACAAACTTGGCCAGTCGTTGAAAGACGTGCTTTAAGTGGAGCCAACGATAAAGGTGACATTGCTGGGGTTCCAGGATTCGTGGTTGAGGTTAAAAACCACAGAAGTTATCGGATCGCAGAATGGTTGAAGGAAACTGAGGAGGAACGTATCAACGCTGGCGAGCCTAATTCAATCCTTGTTGTGAAACCTAATAGAGTTGGCACATCTAAAGTTGGCTCATGGTGGGCCATTTTGGAAGTCGATCAGATTGTGAGTCTTATCAGTGAACTTGAAAGACTGCGCTCATCGACCATTAAATAAAACACAAGTTTGTGGAACTTGTGAACCACCACCAGGTTGGCAACATCACGCTCTCTGCACTCTTGGACCTTTCGATGAAATGTATCCGATTGACCAAGACGAGATTGCGATTATTAAATGCAAAACAATATGCGCAAGATGCCCAGTCAGAGGATATTGTTTAGAACTTGGTTGGTCAGAAGATTGGGGTATCTGGGCAGGATTCACACCTCAAGAAAGAAAACGGCTACGTAAAATATTTAGTCTGGTCAATAAAACCAAAAAAGAAATCAGGTTGATGATCAGAACTATCGGACACAGATTGTGAGAATCAAATGGCTTTACCTTTAATAAGTTTCACCGGAAATCTAACACAAGACATCGAAGTGTTTGTGACCAAGAACGGCAAATCAGGAGCAAAAATAAAAGTTGCTTGCAATGATCGCAAGAAAGTTGGCAACGACTGGATTGATGGAGACACAATATTTTTAACGGGTGTTGTGTGGGGAGACACAGCCGAGAACTCTGTCATAACCCTTTCTAAAGGTGACACAGTTACCTGCACAGGGAAACTCACTCAACGCTCTTACACAGGTAAAGACAACGTTGAGAAAACAGTTTACGAGGTCAATATTGATTCGCTGGCAGCAGATTTAAGAAGAACACCTTATAACAAACTCGGTGTTAAAAGAGTCACCTCAGCACCAGCAGAACAGTTAGATGCTTGGTCTGCACCTCTGTCTGACAACAACACAGGTGTGAACTTTTAATGCAAGAATTGGTTTATGATTCGCAAGCGTTCAAGGAAGATGTCTGATTTATATGAGTTGCGCAGACCTTTGGTTGCAAGGCTTTTAAGTGAGCATCCCATTTGTGCGCGTTGTAAATCAAAACAATCACAAGACGTGCATGAGATTAAGTCGCGAGCAAGAGGTGGTTCTATTCTTGACGAAACTAATCTTGTTTGTTTATGTCGCACGTGTCATTCTTGGATCACAACTCACCCGAAGGAAGCACTTGAGCAGGGCTGGCTTAGGAACTCGTGGGAGGTTTAATGCCAGCGTTTGATGATCTGATTGGTCAGCGTATTAAAAACAAACTGATTGCTTACGGCTACGAGCAAGGCTTCACAGGCCCACGTGAAGTGATGGACAGGTCTATAAACAACTTGGACAATGTGATTGCTATTGCTCGCCAATCCGTCAGTGATGTTATACAAGGTGAGATAGAAGTGTTCGCCTCACGACAAACAGAGGAAGACATATTAGGTATGCCTTTATTCATTGCAGGACTTATACACGCCAAGGAACTCATAGACCTTGGTATCTCAATTATGGGTGAGAGTGAACTAGACTAACGATTATGTCTGCCTGTCGCGAAGGTTGTCCCACTCAGAATCATTCTTCTTACGCTGAGTGTTTAAGGCAAGCAAACATCTCTATTGATAAAGAAAGCCTGAAAGTTAAATGAGAATATTAGATTTATTTGCTGGCACAGGCTCATCAACTCAAGCCTTCGAAGATGCTGGCCACGAAGTTATAAAGGTAGAATTTGATCCCTATTTTGAAGCGCATGAGCGAGACGTGTTGGATATGACTTCTGAGTATCTGATTCAAAAATATGGAGAATTTGATTTTGTGTGGGCAAGTCCTCCCTGCACAACATTTAGTGTTGCCTCTATCAGACATTATTGGGTTTATGAGAATGGTAAAGCAATTCCAAAGAACGAGAAAACACTTCATGGTTTAAAACTTGTTGAGAAAACTTTACAACTGATTGATGGCATCAAGCCTAAGTATGGTTGGTTGATGGAGAATCCAAGAGGGATGTTAAGAAAACAAGATGTTGTTAAAGAGTTACCAAGAAGAACAATCACATATTGTCAATATGGTGCAAAGAATCAAAAGCCAACTGATTTGTGGGGTTATATAGAAAATTGGAAACCAAGAGAGATGTGCAAGCCAGGATCAACCTGCCATAATTCAGCGCGAAGAGGCTCCGATACAGGCACTCAAGGCATGGGTGGTGGAGGTAAGCATGGTTCAGTTAAACGTTCAATGATTCCTTATGATTTAGGCAAAGAGATTCTAGAATCGATTGTGAACCGATGACAACACTTGTTGCAACAGTTTCAGATAAATACGCGTGCATCCTTTCTGAATCACAGGTGTCAGATGATATTGGTGGTATCAGAATGCCAACCGATTCAATCAAAGTTGTGCGCCAAGGCTCTTGGCTAATATCAGGTTGTGGTTGGGTTCGTGCATCAGATGTTGTGCAACACATAACCAAATGGCCTGTTGTGCCACCTAAACTTGTTAAAGCCTCAGCACAAGAACTAACCGAGTGGATCATCAAACGTGTTGTCCCAATCGTCAGATTAAGTTTAGAGAACGAGAAGTCCATCGACTTTGATAAAGGTATGGCACAGATGGTTGAGTCAGAGTTCCTGATAGCAACGCATGGGAAAGTGTTCTCACTTGATGAAGGCTTCGGTGTAACACCAATCAACAACTTCTATGTGTCAGGTTCGGGTGGAAAGATAGCGCTCGGTGCTATTCACGCTTTACGACAGCAATCAATAGAAACATCTTCAGTTGAGGTTTGGAACAATCACCACGACATGTTCGGTGCTAAAGGTATTGAGTCTGCGATGAAGTTTGATTTATATTCCAGTGGGACCATTAGGGGATATAAGTCGTATCCAAATGGAAACATTAAACCCTTCACCCTTTAACCATCCCCACCCAATTCATTAAACCCATGCCCTTCCCAAGACCCTGTTTAGACTGTGGAACTTTAACAATAAAAGGTAACCGATGCCCCACTCATGCCACACAACAACAGCAACGAATAGACGAACGAAGAAAACCAAAACGAAACCACTATTCAGGTAACTATCGTGCAAGAGCAAAACAAGTAAGAGACACAGCACAAGTATGCTGGCTATGCAATCAAGGACCTTTACCAAACGATCCCTGGACAGCCGACCACTATTTTCCAGGCCAACCCGACTCCCCTCTTCTCCCAGCACACCGAAGTTGTAACTCAAGAAGAAAGAACCAAGACCCCCACCCAGGTTAAACCGGAGGGTGGGTTTTAATCCTGCTACGCACGCCTGCCAAACAC